GAAAGTAATTTACAATTAATTACAAATGAAATGAAATCTCGATATGGTGATAATGCAGATGCAATGATCGATGCTTGGATTGTAGCACAGTCCCAAGGTAGAGGATTAGAAGCAACCGAACAAGGTGCAGAGTTTATGGCTATGTTAGGTCCAGCCGGTGCTGTTTTTGATCAAATGGCAAGATCAGGCGAAGCAATAGATCCTGCAACGTTTAAATTGTTTGATGATAAATTAAAAGAATCTGTACAGGCATATGATACTCAAAACTATGCATTATTAGCAAAACAAAAAGAATCATTAAATATGGCCGCTAATATGATTATGTATGGAAGAGATACTTCAGAAGCAACTCGGAAGTTATGGCAAGATGATATAAAGCAAAAGGCAGCCGTCCATAAAGCAGGAGAAACAGTATTAAAAGCCAATGAAGCAATGGTTGAAATAACAACTAACCTTCAAAGGGGATTAGTAGGTGTAACAGAGGCATTAGTAGGAAATGACGGTGCTCTTTCAGGGGAATTACAAAAAGCAATTAAATCAGTAGAGCAATTTTCGGATGCTATAGGAATATTTGCTAGAGGTGGTGAAGACTCAGGCGCGAGGGCTCTCGATAAAGTTAGGGAGATGTTTGCAGATAATCCTCTGCAGTTTTTATTCGGAGCCGGTATGTCGATAGGCGGCGGTGGATTGCTGGCGGCGGGTGCTGGTCTCTTAGGTCTTAGTGGACTATCAGGAAAAGATCAAACAAAGTTAGCCAAAGCAACCGCCGGGGAAAATATTAAAGGACAATGGGATAAGTCAGGCTCCGGAATCAAGATTGGTGATAGTACGTATGGTGAAGGACAAAAATTTAAACACCAAGGTACAGAATACCAAGTTAAAGACGGAAAGCCTCAGGTTACTAAAGCAGGAATAAAGGCAATTAAAGGTGGAGTAAAAGGAGCGGCATATAAAGGGGTAAGAGGAAGTTCAGCCGCAGGGTTATTCTCATTGGTGTCTGCAACCATGGCAGGTCACGAAGCCTATTCTGCTGAAAATGAACGCTATAAACAATTAGGTGGTGATGAAGGGGCAACAGACAAACAGAAAGCAGAGCATAAAAAACTACTAGAGCAAATTGTTACAAATGCTTTAGCAAAAGGTGGCGGAGGTGTCTTAGGTGGTGCGGCTATGGGCGCCGCAATGGGACTGATGACAACAAATCCCATTTTAATGATGCTTGCAACTGGTGCTGGTGCATATTTGGGATGGGAATATGGCGACAAAGCAACTACACCTGATGATCCTGAATTTGCCGCTTTTACATCTAAATTACAAGACCAAGCAAGTGCATCAAAAACATTATCTGCAGATGAAATAAAAACTAGATATGTAGCCCAAGCAAAACAAAAACAGGCAGATACTGATCCTTCTTATATTATGTTAAAAAAAATAAAAGACGGGCAAGACACAGCACAAGCCACATTAGATATAATAGCAGGAGCATCAGCCTCAAACGCAATAACAGCAAAAAACGAAGCCACTAAAAATCAAGGTAAACCAGGAGCCAATGTGTCATATGTGACATAGGATGGTTGACAAAAAGATAATAATAATGTATAATATAATAAATATTGATATAGGATAATATATGAGTTGGAAAAAACATTTTACAGTATACCAATTTGGAAATACTAAAAGAGTAGGTCAATCACATACAAGTGCAAGTAAATTTGGTTCTTGGTTACCCGAAGTTTATACAGGACAACCTAATAGAATTGAACGCTATGTTCAATATGACCAAATGGATATAGATTCTGAAGTCAATGCCGCATTAGATACAATTGCAGAATTTTCTACACAATTTGCAGACAAAACAAATATTCCATTTGAAGTAGAATGGAAAGAAGATTCTACTGAAACAGAAGTTGCATTATTAGAAAAAGCATTAGAACAATGGAATAATTTAAATGATTGGGATAAACGTATTTGGAGAATATTTAGAAACACATGCAAATATGGAGACCAATTTTTTATCCGTGATCCAGAAACATACGAATGGAATTGGGTCAATCCTATGGATGTTACAAAAGTTATTATTAATGAAGCAAAAGGTAAAGAACCCGAACAATATATTGTTCGTAATTTAGCATTAAATTTACAAGAAAAAACAGCATCAAATATTATTCCCCATAGTGATCAATTTGCATCAGTTACTGCTATGCAACGAGGTGGTATTATAGATAGAGGTGCATATGGTACAATGAGCGGTCATAGTCAAAGTGGCTATGGTGGTGGAGAACAAGAAGAATATGGTGTTGATGCAAATCATATGGTACATATAGGAATGACAGAAGGCATGGATGCTAATTGGCCTTTTGGACAGAGCATTCTAGATTCGGTTTTCAAAACATACAAGCAAAAAGAACTGTTAGAAGATTCGATTATAATTTACAGAGTACAACGGGCACCAGAACGTAGAGTATTTTATATAGATGTAGGAAACATGCCATCACATAAAGCAATGGGTTTTGTAGAACGTGTAAAAAATGAAATACACCAACGCAGAATACCTAACAAGACTGGCGGCGGAACTACAATTATGGATGCCAGTTATAATCCTCTTTCTATAATGGAAGATTATTTTTTTGCACAAACAGCAGAAGGAAGAGGGTCCAAAGTTGAAGTGTTACCAGGAGGCGAAAACTTAGGACAGATAGATGATTTAAGGTATTTTACTAATAAAATTTTAAGAGCTCTTAGAATTCCTAGTTCTTATCTCCCAACTGGTCCTGATGATGGAACTGCTAGTTTTGTTGATGGAAGAGTAGGAACAGCATTTATTCAAGAATTTCGATTTACAAAATATTGTCAACGTATACAAGCATTATTAGGACCTACATTTGATAAAGAATTTAAACTCTTTTTAAAATGGAAAGGAATTAATATTGATTCTGGTACGTTTAAATTACAATTTACTGAGCCACAGAGCTTTAGTCAATATAGAGAAGTAGAAGTAGATCAAGCAAGAGCATCTGTATTCAGCGGAATTGCTGAGGCACCATTTATGTCTAAACGTTTTGCAATGAAAAAATATTTAGGACTTTCTGAAGACGAAATGGTTGAAAATGAGCAAATGTGGAGACAAGAAAATGATAAACAAGACACACAATTAGATCAAGAAGGTGATATGAGCGGTTTAGGAGCAGTTGGTGTTAAACCAATGGATCCAGCTATGATGGCACCTATGGAACCTGAACCTTTACCAGGCGAAGAACTGCCGGCAGATGGAGGTCCAGGTGGAATGCCTGCTCCAGAAGGAACAGCATCTCCAATTACCGGAAATGAACAACCCGGCGCTCCAGGAGCAATGTAATGAAAAATTATGTAGATATGATGAAAGAATTTAGACAATTATCTGAAGCACCTCATTCAGATAATGTAGGTACACAATACGAAGTAATTGATGATCAATCTAAATATGAATATGATGATAGTCGGCGTCCGAGATTAACGCTCACTCATTTGAATAAATTGAAAAAAATGCGTAAATTAAAAAAGTTAGATCTTGATAAAAGATACAAATTTTTTAAAGAAATTTACGGAATCCCACCAGCACCACCTCCAACTATGTAATTTTTATTCAAGAAAGGCGATTTTTAGACCTTTTTCTTGCATATTTCTCTCTCAAATTGTAAATAATACTAGTTTCAAAAAACGCTTTCTTTAGGAGTAATTATATGACCACGAGAGAAAAACTTGAAAAAGTCCTCGAATTTATCATAAACGAGGAAAACGAGAAGGCCAGCGACCTCCTTCATGATGTATTTGTGGAAAAGGCTCGAGGCATTTACGAAGAGATTGCAACCGAAGATGATGAGATCGAGGAAGCAACAGAAGAAGAAGTCGAGGAAGCAAAATCCGACGACGATGAAGACAAAGAAAAAGTAGAAGAAGCAGACATTCAAGATCAATTTGCAGACGAAGTCGAAACAGACAGCGAAATGATTGATCAAGAAGAAGTAGCCGAAGAAGATCCACTGGCCGACGAAATGCCAATGGATGATGAAATGGGCGATGAAATGGGTGAAGATCCAGTTGAAGATGCTTTTATGAATGTTGAAGATGCTTTAGACGAACTTAAAGCCGAATTTGCTCAATTAATGGGTGATGAAGAACCTGTGGACGACGAAATGGGTGACGCACCAGTTGATGATATGAGCGACATGGTTGATGCAGAAGAAGAAGATGCATTAATGATGGGCGGCAACAAAGAACAACCAGTAGAAGAAGAACTTGATTATGAGCAAGTAGGTGAAGGTGCAGTAAATGTTCCAGAACCTAGCATGAGCGAAACAGGTTTTGCAGCCGCTGGTGGATCAACAGGTGCTGTAGGTAGTAAATCCCCTGTAGCAAGTAAAAATGATATGGGCGGAAACGTTGTTAAAGTAAATGACGGTTCTGAAGGTGACCACGGTGATAATTCTGTAAAAGAAGATAACGCAGGTAATGTAAATGTACCTGGTGGAAAAGCTAGTAAGTCACAATCAAACGTATCTGATCCAAAAAACAGTGAAGAAGCAAGTAACAAAAGATCGCCAATAGATGGTTCTGTAGGCGGAGCATAATATAAATGGGAATATTAGTTGAACAATTAACCTTTGATCAGGCTAATATACAGGTAGAATCCGTTGTTGGTGATTCTGGCGATAAAAATCTCTTCATGCGAGGAGTTTTTATTCAAGGTGATGTTAAAAATCAAAACCAACGGATTTATCCCATTAATGAAATTAATAAAGCGGTAAAAACGCTAAGAGAAAAAATTAGCTCAGGGTATTCGGTATTAGGAGAAGCCGACCATCCGGAAGATCTAACTGTTAACTTAGATCGTGTTTCTCATGTAATTCAAGAGATGGATATGCATGGGCCAGATGGCGTAGGAAAACTTAAAATTTTACCAACACCTATGGGTAACCTAGTTAAAACACTATTAGAGAGTGGTGTTAAACTAGGTGTTAGTTCAAGGGGATCAGGAAACGTCAGTGAGGGTGGAAAGGTCTCCGATTTTGAAATTGTAACAGTTGATATTGTTGCACAACCGAGCGCACCGAACGCTTATCCGGATCCAATATATGAAAGACTGGAACATTATAAAAATGGTGGATCATTGTTGGAGTTGGCTGAGGCTGTTCGGTATGATGTTAAAGCGCAAAAACACCTTACTAAAGGGATTGTTGGTTTTATCGACAGTCTTAAAATTTAGGAGAATTAATTATGGCAGACGCTTTTGAAGAGCTATTAGGTGGCGATGTCCTGTCGGAAGATGTTAAAACTTCATTAACAGAGGCTTGGGAAGCAAAACTTTCTGAGGCTCGTGAGCAGATTACTAATGAAATCCGTGAAGAATTTGCAGGTCGTTACACAAACGATAAAGAGCAAATTGTTGAAGCAATGGATAACATGTTAACTGATGCTATTAAGCAAGAAGTTGAGGAATTTGCACACGATAAGGGTGCATTAATTGAAGCACGAGTTCAATACAAACAAAGAATGCGCGAACACGCAGAAGTATTGGATAAGTTTTTAATGAATGCTCTAAAGAAGGAAATAACCGAACTCCGTGAGGATCGGAACACCCAAGGCACAAACTTTAAAAAACTAGAAGGTTTTGTCTTGAAACAGTTAACAAAAGAGTTGAATGAATTCCATTCAGATAAGCAATCTGTTGTAGAACAGAAGGTTAAACTGGTTAAGGAAGGAAAACAACTTTTACGTGATACAAAAGCTAATTTTGTTAGAAAAGCAGCCGAGAAAGTAGAACACATTGTTGAAAGTACACTCAGAGGGGAAATTGGTTCTTTGAAAGAAGATATCAAATCGGCCCGTGAGAATGCTTTTGGAAGAAAAATGTTTGAAGCCTTTGCGGCAGAGTTTATGACAAGTCACTTAGCTGAAGGGACAGAAGTTAAAAAACTGTCCAGTAAAATTAAAGATCTGGAAGGAACACTTGAAGAGGCGCAAGTACAAATTTCGTCAAAACAAGTTGAAATTTCAGAAGCACAAAAACTAACTCGTATAGCAGAAGATATTGCAAAGCGAGATAAAGTGTTATCAGAATTGTTGACACCTCTTTCTAGAGATAAGAAAGAGATTATGGAAGATCTGTTATCAACAGTACAGACAGAAAATCTTAAAAAACAATACGAGAAGTATTTACCAACAGTTCTTAATGAAAATGTTAAAAAGGAATCCAAAAAGGAAACCAAAAAAACATTAAAAGAAAATGTACAGCCAAAAGCTAGAGCACAGAAGACTGTGATAACAGGTAATAAACCCATTCATGTATCGCCGGTAACGACCGATGCACAGGCTGAGATTATTAACCTACAAAAACTAGCAGGATTATAATTTTTAAGGAGAATTAATTATGGCAGACGCACTATTTGAGTCAAACTGGCAACCGACTAAGGACGCTCTGTGTGAAGGACTTGAAGGCAACAAAAGAACAGTAATGGAAACCACATTAGAAAATACACGTCAAGCACTGATGGAGACAGCAGGTGCAGGCGCAACTAATGCAGGTAACGTTGCTACTTTAAATAAAGTTATCCTTCCTGTTATCAGAAGGGTAATGCCTACTGTTATCGCAAACGAGCTAATTGGTGTACAGCCAATGACTGGTCCAGTAGGACAAATTCATACTCTGCGTGTAAGATATGCAGATACGGATAACGGAGCAACCGCGGGTGAAGAAGCACTGAGCCCATTTAAGATTGCTAATGCTTATTCCGGTGCACCAGGTTCAAGTGCCGCTCCAGGCGCCACAGGCGTTTTAGAGGGTATTCCTGGTAATAAAATGTCAATCCAAATCTTAAAGCAAACAGTTGAAGCGAAAACTCGCAGACTGTCCGCTCGTTGGACCTTTGAAGCATCTCAGGATGCCCAAAGCCAGCATGGTATTGATGTTGAGGCCGAAGTAATGGCCGCTCTTGCACAAGAGATTACAACTGAAATCGATCAAGAAATTATCGGTTCTTTAACAACTTTATCAGGAACAGCAGTAGATACATATGACCAAGCCGCTGTTTCAGGTACAGCAACTTTTGTTGGTGACGAACACGCCGCATTAGCAGTTCTAGTAAATAGAGCCGCTAATATTATCGCCGCACGTACAAGACGTGGGGCTGGTAACTGGGTAGTTGTTAGTCCATTTGCATTAACAATACTTCAAAGTGCAACAACTTCGGCGTTCGCAAGAACAACTGAAGGTACTTTTGAAGCACCAACTAACACAAAATTTGTTGGAACTTTAAATAGTTCAGTTCGTGTTTATGTTAATCAGTATGCAGCCGATAGTGCCGCAGTACTGGTTGGTTACAAGGGCCCAGGTGAAATGGATGCCGCAAGTTTTTATTGCCCATACATTCCGCTGATGAGTTCTGGGGTCGTGCTTGATCCAAGTTCATTCGAACCAGTCGTTTCATTTATGACACGATATGGTTATGTTGAGCTTTCAAATCAAGCTTCATCCTTGGGTAACGCCGCTGACTACTTGGCAAATATTGCCGTTACAAACGCAAACGTTAAGTTTCAGTAAACCGTTACTATATTGGTTATTAAAGGGTATATCTTCGGATATACCCTTTTTTTATGATAAGTATTATTGCCCGAAAGGGTTTATGGGGTTACCCACCCCGTAGATGGCTAGAACCACAAAGGAGAAACAAATGGGAAGACCTATTAATAAAAGACACTTCGGTACCCCCGATTCAGGTAGCGATTTTAAAGTAAGATATCATCATGGATCAGAAGCCGACGGTTGGATTGTTAAACAAGTTGGCTCAAAACGTTTTAAGTGTACAAATAAAGCCGGCAACGATTATACTTGTACTTTAGTAGATAAAAACTCAGGAGCCTTAGCATTAGGTGAAATGACTATCAGTGTTAAAGATAGTGCTGACTCGAATGCTATAAGCCAAGTAACAAAAATTACAGGTAGAAGAGTTACATTATCTGCAGGAACCCAAATACCTTGGGATTTTACAGGTACAGGCGCAACTGTAGAGATGGAAGAAGCTGGAACAGACGAAGACTTTGCTTCAGCAGACAACTTCGAATAATCTATTTTATAATGGGGCATATCTTGCCCCATTCTTATCCCCATTAAAAGAAATTTCAAAGATAAATATTAATATGGAGTACAGGATGAATAATGGCATTAAAAACTACAAGTTTAATTTCTAACGAATCAGTGACAGCATCAACTCTCAAAACATCAAATACAGCAACAGCAGGTGATGCGGTTGCAACAGATGGAGCGGGAAATTTAGTTTTTAAAACATTACATGGTGCTCAACCAACTGTAACATATAAAAATGCAGATTTTGCAATTGCCGCTGGCGAAAATGTTCAAGTAGACACAAGATCTAATCCGGTTAATATAACATTACCGGCCGCACCAAATTCCGGTGATGCAATTCGTATATCAGATGGCGGTGGAAACTTTGCAAGTTTAAATGTTATAATTTTACGAAATGGAAAAACAATTATGGATTTATCAGACGATTTATTAGTAGATTATAATAATGCGTCTTTTGGTTTATCTTATAATGGTACCACTTGGAGAATATTTTAATGGCACTTTATCTTTCTGATTATTTAAGTCCTTCGGCAGGCTCTGTTACAGGTAGTGGAGGTGTAAATCAAATATCCGACGATTATGCTTATCATGCATTTAAAAGAGATGCTGATGGTCTTTTAACATATACTAAAATAAAATTAAATGGAACAGAGACTGTGGAACTTACAAATAGTAATGGTTTTGCATTTAATGGTTTAGACGATATGTTAGATGGTACATTAGATGACGGAACAACCGAATATAATAATCTTCAATCTGGATATACTGAAACAGGTAGAAATCCATGGGACACAAATATAAGTAACCAAAATCATGATCAATTTAGATTTGATAATTTAAAATTATTTTATTATCTAAATGCTGATGGAAAAATAGTAGCAAGATACAAACAAGATTATGTTTATACATCAACTGGCGGGTCAACGGCAGTTTAAAGTATAATTTTAATAGAAATTATTGAATAAATATATTAAATTATATAAGGAATCACACCAATGGCTGATTTTATTTTAGGACGATTAAAATTTAAATGGAAAGGTGACTGGGTTACCTCCACACAATATATTATAGACGACATTATTAAATATGGAGGTAATACATATGTATGTATTATTAATCATAGTTCTGATGCCGATTTTTATGTAGACTTAGATAGTAATGCATATTGGTCATTACATACTGAGAGTTTTGCTTACGATTCGGCTAGTACAGCATGGCAAGCAACTACAGCATATAAAAATAATGATATAGTACGCTGGGGAGCAAATTTATATCTATGTAATGCTCATCACACTTCGGCCACAGATTGGGCAACTAATTCTGCTAAATTTACTTTATTTGTTCCTGGTTTAGAATTTGAAGATTCATATGATAATACAACACAATATCAAGTTGGAGATGTTGTTACATATGGTGGTTATACTTATACAGCAAATCAAGATTCAATAGGTAATTTACCGACAAATACTACATATTGGGAAGTTGTTACAACAGGATTTAAAGTTCGAGGCGAATATAATGCAGGTACAGCATATAATCCAGGTGATGTTGTAACTCGACATGGTTATGTTTATGTAGCAGGAGTAGACACAACTGGTAATTCACCGACAATACAAGACACCGATGCAAATTCTCCAACATACAACGAAACAATTACAAACGCGGCATATTGGACTTTATTAACTACAGGATTTCAATTTCAAGGAGATTGGAGCGGTGCAACAACTTATTATTTAGGTGATGTGGCCAAAGAAACAAATAGTTCGTTTATTTGTACAGACGAACACACAGGAGATGGAACTTCAACTTCTCCGACAAAACCGCCTTCTGCTTATTGGGATACCCTTGCCGCAGGTGATACAGCTTCTAATATGACCACCTCTGGTGACATAATGATAAGAACCTCCACTAACACAAGATTAGGTGCGGGACCAAAAGGGTGGAAATTACGAGCAGACGAAGGACAAGATACTCCTATACATTGGGATCCAGATGGTGAATCATATACATGGTATGTTGATGCTCATAAAGGATCAGATGAAGAAAATCTTGTTTATAGTCCGGGTGTGGTGTCAACAGGAACCATGACATCTGGCGAACAAACATTTTGTACACGAGATTTAGAATATGTAATGAATGCCGCAAAATATGACATGATAATAGGTTCAAATTATATGCAACATATAGTCGGTCATAGAATGAATTATGGAGTAAATGTAACAACTGTTGATAGAATAAGAGTATTAGGTGCAATTGATCATGCAAAAACAGCAACCCTTGCTATTACTAGTGTTGCAACAAACAATGATATAGTTTTAGAAGTAACACAAGCATTTGATGAAGTGGTAGATATTATAAACAACGGTCTTCCGGCGGCAGATCAACCATCTTTTCCGGCTTTTGGCGCATCAGCAAATAAACAAAATGCAGTCGCCCAAATGCAAATAAATAAAAATTTTATAGTCGCAGAAGTTAATGCATGGATAGAAGATTATATTGGTGCAATGACACAAGCAGAACAAGATTTATGTACAAGAGACTTAGGTTATGTTGTTGATGCCGCAAAATATGACATGGCAATTGGCACAAATTGGATGGCAGTTAATACAGGTATTAGATTTAATCAAGCATTATATGCAGTTTCTTCAGATAAAGTACGAGTTCAAGAGGCTATTGATCATTCGGAAACGGCAGTAATAGCATTAACTAATGTAACTGGCGCGGCAGAAACTGCAATAGTTGCCGCCTATGCTGAAATAAAAGATCTTATAGATAATGGTGTTGGTAATGCTGATGTTTTAACTTATCCAGATTTTAATATTGGTAGAGCAGATTGGACAGATAGAAAAAATGGTGGATCCCAATTACAATTAAATAAAGATTTTATTGCCTCCGATGTAAACGGATGGGTAACCACTAATTATTCAACTCACTTTAGTACATATGATTCAGCAAAATGTACAAGAGACTCCGGTTATCTTGTAGATGCATTAACTTATGACTTAATGTATGGTGGAACAAGTGCAACAACTTTAATGGCTAAAGCATTTTTTGATGGAGGTGTATCGCAATTAACAACTGCCGTCGAAAGAAATGTAACTGTTTTAGCATATCAACATATGGCATCTGTTGTTAATGATATTGTTCAAGAGACAGCAGTAACACCTCAAACAGGAAATACTGAAACGCAAGATGTAAGTGGTACAGCCGCAACTGTCGATGAAGGTACAATATGTCAAGATTTAATGCAAATTATCGAAGATGCAATTACTGCTAATAGTTCTGCAGGTATACCGGCGGCTACATATCCAGATGTTGCTACTTCAACTCATATAACTCCATATACAGATATTGGAACTGATCAAGTAACAATAATAGCGGCAGCGGTAGCATCTGTTGCCAGTAGTGCTGGTTATGTTCATGATGCATCAAAATGTACACGAGACTCTAAATATTTTATAGATGCTTTAAGTTATGATTTAATGTACGGAGGAGATTTTGGAACATTTATTTGTGCTCATTCATTTTTTGATGGCGGAGCATCCCAAATACCTGTCGCTCATAGAGAAACCACAGGATTAGCATATAATTACATGGCAGACGTTCTTAAATTTGTTATAGAAGAAGACACATCTTGGACGCCGGAACAATTAATATTAACCCAAAATGTTTCAGGAACGCCAGGTACAAGTGCAGAAAGTACAATAGTTGATACAAATTTACAAACTATAGAATCTGCTGTAACTTCTAATTCTGCACCAGGCTGGGCAAGCACGTTGCCTTCTATAGCCAACGGATCAGTAGATGATACAACTGCATTTAATGATATTGGAACTGATCAAGCAACCATTATAACCAATGCAGTAGCGGCAGTAGCGGCCGGACAAATACAAGGTTCGGGTGTTTCAGATTATGCAGGAGGCACAACATATCCAGCAGGTTCAGTATGTCGGTGGGCACCACCTGCGTGGGCAAATGCAGGTACATATATTTTAGGACAAATGGTATCACATACTGATACTACCCATCCTGCTACGAATAAATCAAGATGGTATAAATGTATAGATGCTACTAATGCTGGTACAAATGCTCCATCGACAGGTGGTACTGTATCGGCTCCGTGGATATTACTTGCTCCTTCGGAAACTATTAATCAAGTGTCAGCAGTAGATCCAAATAATGTTAGTGTTTTTTATGGTAAAGATAGATTATATGGTAATACAGATGTTGCAACAACTTCTAATTATGGTGGTGATGAAACAATGTATCAAATATTTATGGCCATAAAAGAAAGAGCAACAGTTACTCCAATAAATGATACAACTGGCGAAATAAATGAAGGCTGGGAGTTAGTATTGAATGGTGTAAAGGTTGATGTATATGGACAAGTAACTGGTATTATTTCTTGGGGTAAGAATCCTAGTGCGGCATTTAAATCAATAAGGTATTGTATGCAAAGATCAAGATCGGGTGATCAAGTTATGTGTGCTCCGGGTGTATTTAAAGAATTTTTACCAATAGTAATTCCAGCAGGCGTTAGCCTTTATGGTAAGGAAAAGCGTACAACATTTATAGAACCCAATATGGAAGATGATGGTGGTAATGGAGTTGGGATATCTATGTTAGGTGCAGGTCGTCCTAATAATGAAGTTGCAATGTTTTATTGCAATGATGCAATAACTGTTAATGGCTTTACATTTAGAGGTCTAACAGGTAATGTAAGTGACGTTCTAGGTCAATCGCCCCCTGTTCAACCTACAGTTAAAGGTGTGTGTTTTAGATTAGATCCAAATGGAGCAATTAACTTAAAATCTCCATTTATACAAAATGCAGTTTCAATCAATGATGGTGGCGGAGGAATATATTGTGATGGGTACGATGCACCATACGGCAAGTATCAAAGTTTTTGCACAAACGACTTTACTCAAGTAAACTCAGATGGTTTTGGATTATTTGCAACAAATAAAGGAAGAATTGAGGCAGTATCAGTATTTACACATTATAATCACGTAGGTTATTTAACTACTAATGGTGGAATTATACGTTCTACTGGTGGAGGTAATTCATATGGAGAATATGGATCAGCTTCTGAAGGTAATTTTGAAACAGAAGCAAACTTAGCACAAAAAATTGGTAATATAGATAACCGAACAGGCGAAGCATTACCATATAGAGTTGTAGTTGATGTGGCTACAGGTAAAGTTATACGAATGGAATTTCAGTATGCTGGTGAAGAATATACAACCGCAGATGTAACATTTTCTGCTCCAGGCGATCCTGATGCAGGAACCTCGGCGGTTGGCGGAGCGGCTACATTTGCAAGATCGTACAGTAATAATGGTATAACAAGAATAACTGCATCAAATAATATAATAGATCTTAATAGATATATTGGTAATGCACAATCAGGAACAAATCCAGCCGCAGGATTTACAATCCTCTGCTCTCTTGCAAGTACTACCACAATAACTCCGGTGAGCAATACATCTTCACTAGTAGTTGGAATGGAAGTAAGTGGAACTGGCATACCAACTGGTGCAACTATTGTTACAATTCCTGATTCGGCTACTTTTACTATATCAGCGGCCGCAACAATAACTGGAAGTTCTACTTTAACATTTACAACATCTGCTACTGTTCAATTAACAGCGGCTAATACAATACCAGCAAATGATTATATAGGAATGACAGTTAATATTCTAAGTGGAACAGCCGCAGGGCAATATGGTACTATTAGATCTTATGATTTTACTACAAAAATAGCAACATTAAATGGTCTATGGACTTCTATGACAGGTGATCCAACCCTAATACCTGACCTTACTTCTCAATATGAAGTTGTTCCAACTGTAACTTTAACAGGCGGAGCGGCTCCGACAACTGCGGCTTATTTACATTGCCAAGTTTCGACAGATAATGAGGTAGAAGAAATTCTTATTGTAAATTCAGGCCAAGGATATGATACAACTGATCTACCAACGTTGGCTATAGTTGATCCGGCTGCAGATGCTACTACACTTTCTGCATATAATGCTACACTTAATATCGCCGATGGTATTCCAGTTTGGTCACGAACATCAGGTGGTGGTGGTTATCCGGCTGGTATGACACAAGGGTTACTTACTCCAGGAACAACTATAGCAAGTATAACAGGCGATGGATATGCACAAGTATCACAAACTGGTAGTTATATGTATGTGAAAAATTTACATATTGAACCTAAAGACGGATCAAATATAAAAATAGGAACTAATCCAATATTTTATACTGTGACTAATGTGATAGGATATACTAATTCAGGAGGTGCCAATGGTACAGCATTAATACATATATCTCCGCAAATGACAACAGCAAGTTCACCTATTCATGGAACAAGTATTCAATTTAGAGAAGAATATTCTAGTTGTAGATTAACAGGACATGACTTTTTAAGTATAGGAACAGGAGATTTTGTTACTTCTAATTATCCCGGGGTACCAACACAAGCGGCCGACCCAACAAAAGAAGTTTTAGAGGGAGCTGGTGGAAGAGTATTTTATACAGCAACAAACCAAGATGGTAATTTTGATGTAGGTGGGTTATTTTCTGTACAACAATCATCTAAAAAAGCAACAATGAATGTAGAAGATTTTACATTGGTTGGTGTACAAGAATTAGGATTAAGTGCAGGAGCAACAGTTAATGAATTTTCAATAGATGGAACATTAAGCGGTAACTCAGATACTGCATTAGTAACAGAAAAAGCAATTAAAACATATGTATCTGACCAATTAGGTGGTAGTGAGAGCAACATTGGGGTAAATACTGCAACAGTTGGATCATTATTTATATCAGGCACAACAATTTCAACAGTAGCTTCGTCAGGCACGGATTTACAGTTAAATTCAGATACCGGTAAAGTTGTTTTTGCAGGAGAACCGCAATCTAATGCGGCGGTAACAACTAACACAAGTTTGATTACTAAAACATATTTTGAAGATAATTTTCTGACCCAGAATTTAGTTTCAGTTATTATGGAAACATTAGATAATAATCGGGTAGCAGGAACAGCTTCACCAGATACACCCTAAAAGGATAAAAAATGGCAACAGGTACAACAACAAAACAAACATTATTAGATCAAATAGATAGTAAAGTGGAAACTGCAAACGCAACAGAAGTATCTCAACTTGCTAAAGCAATTAATAATGTGCAAGAGGTAATTCCTGAAGATAGAATATTTTCCCAACATCCTAGAGGATCAAACGAATTATATTTTGAACGAGATGCAGAATTTGTTATTTGGTGTGGTAGACAGCACAATCATAGTCATGAAGGCGGTGGGTCTATTATATATGATAGTAATTTGGATATTTACGATAATACCCATTTTATGGGATATCATTGTTATAATGGTGGTGTAGACGGACTTTTTGGACACCATGGTTGGGGATCAACTGAAGCATACGCATATGGTGGAAATCATTGTTGGTTAGATACTACATGTCACTCACATCAACATCATTGTTATATTAATGGAACAGATGCAGTAGGTGAACTTGGCCATTTTAGACTTAAAATGGGAGAAGGTGGTCATATAGGTTATTATCATTCTCACTTAGGTGATTTTAGACAATTAGAGAATTCCAAAATTGGATCCTGGGAAGTTCGTGATAATAGATACTATGTTAACTATATTCATAATCAAGCCGCCATTGTTAATAGATTTATGACAGAACATGGTAGAGCAACAGCAACATCAACCAAACATATACCTGGACAAACAGGTGGCAATTATGGTTGTACATCATTTAATAGAAAAAGAAAAGAAGCATGTTTTATTAATCCTGCTCAACCTGTAATGGATTATCAAAGTAATCATATTACCTCCCTAAATAGCAATCATTGGAATGCTATTACAAACGGTGGACAAATGGATGCCTTGGATGGCAACCAAATGAATAGACATCGTTGCCGGATGTATTATGGTATTCAACAAATTGATGGTGCAACTAACCTAGAAAAAGTATTAGATGATAAAACTGCAAAAAATTTATACTTTAATTGGGTTTATGGTATGAATACTGTATATAAAGGTTCACATTGGCAACAAAAATGTACTTTAGTTGATAATGGATCTATTTTTGTAATAACTCAAAATCCATATAACTCTTATACATTAGCAAGATTGGTTAGACAACGAGATGACAGGGCAATAAGATTTGAAACAAGACAAACACAACGTTGTAGCAATTGTTATGGTCATCATGACAATAAAGCCGCAGGTGTAAGAATTGTTCAAAGTAGAAATAAAAGAAATGTATGTATGTATGGGCCATATTATTTTTATGGTTCAGGAATGTGTGGCTGGATTATTTCAAGAGATACATCAAGAGAATATCCTGAATTATGGAGCAGTCAAACATCACATGGCATACAAATAAGTCCATTTAGAGATGCAGATTTTTATATACATCATGCCCAAGATTGGAATGATTGGGGCGGTTATAATAAAACATCAAGAATAGCATATCAAAATCCAAAAGGACATTTTGAGTCTTATTGGGTAGGCGAACAAATGGATTCGCAAGGACATAGTACACAATACCCGGCTGTGGTTCCGTTACATAAAGACGGTTTAACATATTAAGGTGATTTAACAATGGCAAATGAAACAATTAAACAAGCAAAAGATGCAGTATTAGATAGAATACAAGTATTAGCCGAAACTGCATCCACGGATGCATCCGATACTATACTCTTAACAGATGCATTAACTACCGTTAACACAGGGGTAGATGAAAGTACTCCAATTAAGCCTCCACCAGATTATCATTATCGAAATACTAGACCAGAATATGGAATATGGTCTTCACATCACAGTCATGGTGGCGGAATGACAGTTGTAGATGAATTTGCATATCCAATTAGAATGCGAGGATATTGGCATAGTAGTTATGAAGATACTGCCGATGGAGGATGGAATGGTGTTTATTGTGGAGGAATGAAAGAACAATGGGCATCCAATAATTGTTATTATAGATGTAATGATCACTGCCCGTCCGGAGCAGAATGTTATATAAATGGTACTACATCTGTAGGTGAGTTAGGTCATTATAGAATGATTGGTGGTTATCGAGCATTAGAAACCATTAGAGCCGCGGGCGCGGGGGATGGTTATAGAACTGAAAATTTTTATGCAGGTAATGCAGAATTAGATGATAGAGAATGTTATTTAAAATATAAAGACCAAACTGTAGAGTTACGTTTGCGGCATTTAGCATATGATCATACGTCACTAAGCTCACATAATACCGCCAATAATACTAACAGTAATCGAGGTGGTGTTTCTTATAATAAATCACTCGCAGAATTGGTTGTTCTTAACAGACAATTATCATCAAGTACATTTACTGTAAAAATTTATAAAACTATACCAGAAATAAATCGAAAAACAGATTTAGGTGCTGTTTTAACTGCGGCAGAAGCTGGCTCTGTATCATTAGATTATGTACATGCTGATGGATATAATTCGGGCGATCTAGAAACATACGAAAATAATAAAATTGTATTATGTGATGATGGATCAATGTACGTAACAACACATGAGCCAACTGCGTATCTTCATATTGTAAAATTAACAAGAGATGCCGGTGATACAACTCTTACTTATGGTACCCATAATCAAACAGCGGTGCATTCTACTAATTATGGTCAGGCACAAAGTGGTGGGCACGGACACATGTTAGTTCAAAGTAGAGATAAGAAAAATGTATATCTATTTGTTAGCTATCATCAGTATCAAAAAGGTATGATAAGTTATATTGTTAGTAAAGACAGAAATTCTTTTGCAAATGGATATAATTGGCTAACCACAACTCATGGTGCTCAGGTAGGACCATATGGTGATAAAGGATTTGTAATATCACGAAATCATAACTGGGATTGGCCAGGATCTCAATCCGTGATATGTTTTATACAAAAAGAAACAGACGGATCATGGGTAGAAACAGACACAGGCGGCCAAATAGATAACAATAGTTGGTGGACAACAAATTATCCGTGCTTAGTACCAATGAATTATTAAGGAATATAAAAAATGAATTACAACCAAGAACGAGTAGATGAAATAATACCTAGAAAAGAATCTATAGTCAAACAAAAATTAATTGATAAAATTAATACATTAGGTGCTGATTCTAGTACTACAGTAAAAGATTTAACATACCTATCTAAATCGCTAGAAGTGTTAAACAAAAAAGTTAAAGAAGATACATATACTGGTGGTACAGGTCCCGACTGTTATGGCCAACGACCTATACAGCAGGAAGTACCTCATACTTCAATGCCAGGATGGAACAGTGGCCAACAAGACAGTAGAAATTCATCACCTGCTCAATTTGGTATTTATACTTCACATTATACTTGGGCCTGCGGTGTAACAGTTTATGATGAGAAATGCGAACCATGCGGTAATTCTTCCTGGACATGGTGCCATCATTATGGTGGACAAACTGGTGGAATGTGGGGACCTTGGTCAACAGGACAACGAAGTGCATGTTTTACTTGGAATGGTAATAATTGTTATTTTAATACTGCTGGTACTACAGCTAGTCATCATTGTTATAATAATGGTGCAGATACATGTGGTCCACACGGTAATAGTAATTTAATTCTAGGCGGGCCTGCGGCATGCTTGGCACGTAATTTTTGGAATAATGAAAATAACCAATCAAGTGGTATTGGGCCGAATCATGAAAAAAGAAACGAACAAGTCGAAACTGGTAACTACGAACCAACAGACAAATATACATATCTAATATATCAAAATCAATCTATTAGATTACGAAATAAAAAGATTTTGCCGGGAGCGGCTAACTTAGATTATTCTCAAAAAGCTACTGTAAATGGGGATTCTGCCGCATACGGTTCCTTAACACATAATGCAGAGCGTAAAGAATTGGCAGTTTTAAACAGAAATAATGCCGTTACAGACCAACAAGGCAGTACTGGTTATTATTTTGATACAAAAATTTATAAAAATGTACCTGATATTAATTTATCTACTGATATAAATGTTGCATTAGATAATGCCACATCAGCAACAATGCAAACTAGAATGGAAGATGGAGGCGCTCGAGGTACTTACAATCCTACAAGTGATCACGGATATGCTCTAGAATATAGTATTAATGGTCGATCTGTATTTGCACAAACCCTTTATGATCCAGGTCAACGAGCAGAAGGTAGAGAAGGTATGAAAATTTGCATGGTAGATACTGGTGATATTTATTGGAGTATCACTCATAGTACATGTCATTCTTTACATAGATGTAATAGATATACTGTAGATGGTGTAACTGATGATGATTATTATGCTAACGGTTTTGTTCCTGTTTGGAACAAACACGCGGCAATGGCAGGTTACAAAAACCAAGATGAATATTTAAATGAAGATGTGATAGGGTATGATAATAGAACCGACGTAGTGGATTATCATTATTGTAATGATATTTATGGAAGAGAAGCAGGCGGAACTCATCCGGGTGGTACATCTGCAGGATGTGGCCATGTTAACATTATGAGTAGAAATCATAGAAATGTTATTTTGCAATCACCATATTATAATTATGGATGTGGTATGTCTGCATGGGTTATAGATAGACGATGGAGTAGATATCAAACTGCATGGTATGTTCGACAGACATCAGATGGATGTCAATGGGGTCCATTTGGAGAAGAAGGATTTGTTGGAAGTTATGCTCGTAATAAACACGGACCTGACGCATCATATCGATTATATATTATGAGACAAGACCATAATACAGGTACATGGATGCGAACTGAAATGTCAAGAGCAATGGCGTCAACTGTTCCTCATTATACAACATATCCAACATTGATACCAATTATATAAAAGGAAAATAAATGGCAACTTTCAACAATATAAAACAAAAATTGATAGATAGAGTATATGACTTAGCATCTACTTCTACTGCCTCAAATGTTAGCTTTTTGGCTAAAGCATTAGATCAAATAGAATCTAATCCCAAAGAAGTTTATAAAGGTAGAGTTAATTTAGAAAATGCTGAGTTAAATGAAAGTGGACTTGATAGAGAACGAGCCACTCAATCTACATCTACCTCAGAAGTCTCACCATTAGGTGGCGGAATTCATAGAGAACAACAAACACGATCCGACGGAGAAATGGGTGTTTATACAAACTATCAAAATTACAAAGGGACACGCGACGAAGCAAAACCTCAATTTTCTATATGGAGTGCTCATAGTAATTATACTGGTGGAAGTATTACATATGATCAATATTTTAGACCATATGAACGCAGAGCATATAAATCACAAGGCGCCCATTGGTACACAGGCGGAGACGGCGGCGACACCACCTCTCTATATGCTGGCCACCATAAAAATTGGGGTGCTCATAATAATCATTGTTGGTTAAAAACTCAATGTCATGCTACCACAGGCAATACAAGCACAGGCGAACAACACCCAAGTAGAACAGATGCTGTTGGTGAATGCGGACATTATAGAATTAAAATAGGCCATGGGGCTATGCCAACATCAAGATTCCATGATTATGGAAACGCATTTAGATATGAAAATGTTGAGGTAGGTTCGTGTGATTTAGACCATAGACAAACTTATATGAAATATCAAGGGCATTATCTTCATTTAAGAGAAAAATGGATGCCTGGTACCCATGTAACATGGGCAAGTCACGATTCGTGGTTTATGCAGGAATTTAGAGGTTCGCCTTCTATGTTTGAAATTACGTACAACGAAGACCCCAGTACCAAGCCTCTATCGGCATATGGAACATTAACGTATAATAAAACAAGACAGGAACTTACGGTTGCTAATCAATTAACCGATGGTATTGCGAATTTCATTATGAAAGTTTATACTAATGTTCCTAAAATAGATAGATTAACTGCATTAGAAGATGTGTTAAAAGAAGAAAATGCAGTTTATGTATTGTTTACCTGGGGAACAGGATTTAATTCTTCATACGCAGAATCACAACGATCTGGTAAATTTACCATGGGAGATGATGGCCAAGTTTATGCTACTATGATGAATTTAAATATTAGCTTTAACTTAGGAATAATAGACAATACATGGCGGGTTAAAGCAAACCAAGACCCTGCTGACCAACCAAGCAATAAAGTATATCGTCTTATTATTACTAAACCAGGTAAAGGATATCTTTCGGCTCCGATTATTACTATTGCAGATCCAGCAGATGGTGCTGGAACAAAAGCAACAGGTACTGTTACAGTAACAAAAGGAAGAGCAACAAGCACAACTGTAGTTAATGGTGGTAGTCATTATGATTATAGTGTTGAACCTCATCCTGTTGTTACAATAGATAATACTGGTACTGGAGGAACCGGAATGGAAATTAAATCCTGTTTGGTTACTATTGGTGCGTTTACAACATTAGATTCACATACTTTAAATGGTACAACATATGGAAGAGATTCAGGACCGTATGGGCAACGAATTGTAATGAGCAGAAATAAACAACTAGTATATATGTTTACTCAATATTATGGATTAGGATGTGGTATAAAAAGTTGGGTTATTGATAAAAAGAATAGTGCATGGGCCCAAGGACACCAAGCGGATGATACTACCCATGGTTGGCAAGTAGTAGCGTTTGGTGAAGAAGATTTTTATGTTCATAAAGGAGATAATTGGGATGATGCAAGTTCACACGAGGGGTTTATTTGGTATCAAGTTGCGCCGCATGATGGTACACAGGCGGCATGGAAGAATAATAATATAGCTCGTCATTTGGATATAATGGCACATACAACAAACTATCCATGTGTGGTGCCGATCTTCTGAATGAAAGGTATAAATATATAAAAGAACTTTGCATTGCATCGAATTGCAAATGATAAATATATTGTAAGTAAAAGGATTACAAATGGCAAAAATAGACTTTGATACAAAAAATATAGGAAAACAAATTCATGACGACGGCGAATTTGATTTACCTGCACACTTACATAGCGGAGACGGACAGGACCTAACTTTGCCATCTAGATTCGGCATTAATAAATCAGAAGATCCGGTTATTATATTTGATAGATTTCCTGGCTGGACTGATGACGCAGTTAAAACAGAATTAAATAGAATATGGGAAACTGATGTTTGGCCGGGTCGTGTGTCACAATTTTTAGCAGCCGCTGAACAAATAAAAGCAGAATGTAGTGCTAGATTTAGAGAATCTGGCTGGAAATTAGAAAAAGCATTAGATTTGGCCGCAGGCGATTGGACTCATGACGACGTTGTTGCCGCACTAGCAGACAGAGCTGAATGTCGAGCTAAATCCGGCGAACACGAACAATTAATTAAAGACGCATTAGTAGCAAGAAAACATCCTGATGATTGGCCTGGCCCGCAGGAGTGGACTTGTCCATTAGCGGAGAACTATAAAGATGTTGCGGCTGGATCAGATACAGAGGCAGGTATTGCGGCGACTAAGGCAGCCAGAATAAAAGCGACGTATGATGTTGACGATCCAGGTTCTGGACTTTAAAACATAGTAGTTATACTTTCTATATATTGGCGGGACTCTTTTATATCTGAGTCTCGCAATTCACTTACATGATCTAACCATTTATATTGATCAATCAAATTATAAGCATAATCACAAAAAACATCATTTAACCAACGCCGGTGTGTTAATCTACCTAAAATAGTTCTAAGAGCTTGCAAATATTCTTTTGGTGTTCTATCTTCTAATATAGCTCGCTCATCTACTAATGCACCAGACTTATATGCTTCTTCTTGTCTTGGGGTTATCCAAACTTTAGATAAATCCCAACCATCTATTTCTGATCCTAATTCGTTGCCTGCTGATAATAAACTAAAAGCAGGTCTACCAAAAAATAAATGTTGGTGTTTATAACTCATAACCTCAGACCCATGATCTATATACTGTTTTCGTTTTTTTGCCCAATCATCCCAGTATTTAGATTTATTATTTTTATTAAATGCATAATGAGCACCAACATACTTAGCAGTACAATCAAATGTATCAATGGTATATTTGTTATACATATCTATTTTTTCTTGATCCCACATGAAAAAATAATTTACATCTAATTGAGATGTGTCCCATGCTCCTATAGATACCATTTGAACGTCTTGCGGTAATTTATTTTGTTTTATTAATGATAAAAATGCTATCAAATTATTGTGCATAAAAAATATACTTGTACTTTCTAACGGTTCAATAAAACCTGCAGATAGCCCACAGGTTATCCAATTAGCACCAGCTTGTTTTTCATAACATTCCGTATTAAATTTAATTAATTTGCAATCCTCGTCTTTAACTCTGCCTTCTTCAAAACTATTTTTAAATTCTTTAAGTGCATCATCTTCTGATATATAATCAGTGCTAAACACATAACCAGTCCCTATTCTATCACGCAATCCAATTTGCCATCGCCAACCAGCCTCCATTGCTTCGCATTCAACACAACTTAAATAAGGTAATTCTGCTACTCTATCAATATAATCTATTCGTGTTGCCCATGCTCTATCATTTGGATTTTCGGACTTCCAAGATTTTGGTTCATAATCACAGGCATTAGGTACTAATCGTTTAAAGCCGCTACAATCAATAAAAAAGTCTGCGTCTACTCGTTCTCCATCTTCTGTTACTATATAATCTATTTTATCTTTATCTATAATTTTAATTTCTGTAACCTTTTTATCTATTACCTTAGCACCCATTTCTTTGCCATGTTCTATTAATGCTTCACCTAATAATCCTGCATCAATATTATATGCATATTCTCGCCACATTTTAGGTAACGGTGTATCCCAATGTTCTTGTTTTAAAAATGGAGATTTACCTGTTAATGCTAATTTTAATCCACACCAACTTTCCCAATATTCTTTAATAGGTCTATTAAAACTTACCATATCATGATAATCCATAGAAAATAATCCAATAGGAGTAAAATATGAATGATCTTGGCGTAGCCAATCTTTACAATGAACTGCAAATTTAATAGAACCACGGGCATCACCAAGACATGTTTTTTCGGGATCGAGCCCACACATTTCTAAAAATACATTTATATTACCTACGGTTGCTTCACCAACACCTATTATAGGTATTTCATGAGAAGTAATCATTTCTATATCACAAATATGACCTAATTTTTTTTGTAAAAAAGCCAGAGAACTAGCTCCTGCGGTTCCCCCGCCTATTATAACAATTTTTTTCTTTTCCATAATTCCTTGAATAAATATTAATAATTAATAAAGAGATAGCAAAATGGCATATATCGGTTTTGACATTGAGAATAGATTACACAATACGGCTTTTACTTTTGATAGTTACACCTCGGATGGTGTCACTTCTATTTATGCTTTAAGCGTACCCAAACCTTTAACATCTAGGGCAATACTTGTAAGTTTTGATGGGCTAACACAACAACCTGAATTAGACTATACATTAGATGGTGAATCTAATTTAAAAATAATAAATGTTCCTGTCATACATACCCAAATGCAAATTTTACATCTTACTAGGCCAGTTCAACTTCATACTATTCCTGATAAATCTATAAGTTCTAGTAAGTTTGTTGGTGATTTACAAACACCTGGTGATTTAGTAGTAGGTGGTAAATTAACCATACTAGGTAGTGGTGAAGAAGAAGTAAGTACAGTTTTTCCTGCCTTATCTGTTCAAGCATCGACTATTCTTATAAACGCAGATGAAAGTGGTTCCGGTGTAGCAGTAGGTTCTGCAGGTATAACAATAGATAGAGGCCAATTACCAGATAAATCCTTTGTATGGGATGACACAGTAGATAAATGGTCTACCGAAGGAGAAACATTACTTGCCACGGTCGACGGCTCAGCTACATTAAATGTTTTAAAAGCTGGTGATACTATGACCGGCGAATTAACCCTTTCTGGTGATCCTACAGGCGAAGATTCCGCCGCAACTAAATCCTATGTTGACAGACAAGCCCTTGTTAGTTCTCTTTTATTCTAAATAAATATAATAAAAGAGAGTAGGGATATGGCTTTAGCATCAACAGTGGTTGCAAATTCTAACACGACAATTATTTCTGGTACTGCCAATAAAGTTAGGGCAGTTACATGTATATTTTTTTGTAATACACATGCAACAGACGTAGATACAATTACTGTCTATGCTGTGCCAACATCTGGTACTGCTAATGATAGTACTACTATTATAAAGTCTGCAGAAATAAATGCAACCGATACTTTAACATTTGACACAGAAAAATTATTATTAGATGATGGTGATTCACTTATAGGAATTGCGATTACTGGAACAATTAGTGCAACCGCATCATATACAGATGTATAAGGTAACATGAATGGCAAATAGATTAAAAGGTACAGTTAGGGTAGCAGGAGATGCAACTAGATTTGGTGGCCAAATTCCGACATTTTATTTAGATCCTAGCAATTTTACAGGAAGTAGTTTACCTATATCAGCAGGAGGCACAGGCGGAATAACTCTTCAAACTGCTAGAGATAGTTTAAGTGTTTATAGTCAAGATGAAGTTGATACCAAAGTTTCAACTGCGGTATTAGGTAATGCTAATGTTATTGTTAATGGTACAAATAATATAACTGTAGATATAACATCACTTAAATTTATTTTAGCAGGTGTCCAAGTAGGTGTATGGGATAATTCATCTGGTATTTTTTCAATAGCAAGTAATGTAGAAATAACTGGTACTTTAAATGGTATCCAAAATGTTGCGGCAAAAGCAGAAGCCGCTAATACTTGGGGTAACCATGCAGATATAGGTTACTTAACATCTGCTCCAACATATACGGTACCCGAATTGGGAGATGTATCTAATACAGCACCTACAACTGGCCAAATTCTTGTATTTGGCGGTTCTGAATATACTCCCACTTCACAAACGATTAGTCAATTTGGTATAAATGAATTAAGTGATGTTGATACAATAAATTTTACACCCGGAGTAGGCAATGTACTAAAATGGAATGGAGCCAATTGGATAGCAGATAGTGATTTAAGTAATGCAATACAAGTATTAAATGATTTAAATGATGTAGATACACAATCTACTGCACCTAGTGCTAATAAAGTATTAGCATATACTGGAGCAGAATGGGCACCAATGGATTTAGATATAATGTTAACAGACATAAATTTAACAACAGCAACTATTGGTACAGCAAATTTAAGTGATTTATCTGTTGACTTTGGCACCATACTAGATTAAAAGGAATAATTAATGGCAATTCAGTTTAAACGAGGAACTTCGGTTAATAGAACTAATTATACTCCGGCCGCTGGTGAATTAATAGTTGTTGACGTTGACCAAGTAAATCCTTCTTTATATGTTGGTGATGGTAATACTGCTGGTGGTAAATTGGCTTCTGCCTCAGGTGGAGGCGGAGTTTCTAATGCTTTTACAATAATATCTGTAGCAGGACAAGATCCCATACTTGCAGAACAATCCGCAGACACATTAACATTCTCTGAAGGTGCCAATATTACTCTTACTACAAATGCATCAACCGATACATTAACAATTACAAATACATATTCTGCTCCAGCAGAAACAGATCCTATTTTTTCTGCTCATGATGCATCAAATGTAACTTTGGCTAAAATAACAAGTTGGGACAATGCAGTTGGATGGGGTAACCATGCACTCTCTAGTTATTTGTCTGGACAAAATAGTATTAATGCATTAACTGATGTTGATACTATAACAACAGGACCAACTCAAAATCAAGTATTATCATGGGATGGAAGTAATTGGATACCTGCAACATCTACCGCAGGAACAACATTATCTGGTTTATCAGATACTGATACTACTAATGCATCAAATGGTAAAATTTTAGAATATGATAATGGTACTTGGATTATAGGTGAAAAAACCGCAACAGGTGCTACAACAATTATAGGGTTAAGCGACACTCCTGTTAATTATATATCCAAAGCAAACTTTTTTGCAAGAGTAAATCCAAATGCAACCGGTATAGATTTTAGAGATTTAAATGCAACTCTTCCGTTAAGTTGGGATAAAGTAAATAGCGTCTTATCTATTAGTGCAGATACAGATGATATAAGCGAAGGATCTAATTTATATTATACAGATGCGAGAGTTAATACTGTTTTAGGTACTAAAACATATTTAGAAGATACAGATTTTACCTCACAAGGGTTAATGAAACGAGGATCTTCTGCTGGTAGTTATAGTATAATTACAGATAGTTCTACTAGTTGGGATACAGCATATGGTTGGGGAGATCATGCTGGTGTAGGATATTTAACTAGCATTTCTGCTCTAAGTATAAATGCATTAAATGATGTAGCAATAACTTCTACAACAAATGATCAAATTTTACGATGGAACGGATCTAATTGGATTAATTCAGATGAAGTAAGTGTTACTACATTATTAACTGCTCTCTCAGACACACCAATAAATTACGGAGTATCAGGCCAAGTGCTATCGTCAACAGGTCAAGGTACAACATGGATAGATCAAGCGGCTGGCGGAGGTAGCGGTTCGGGTATGCAAGATGTTTCTGATGATTTTTCGCCCTCATTAGGTGGTAATTTAGATGTACAAACAAGAACCATATTTACATCTACAACCGATGGTAATATTGTTGTTACACCTAATGGTACTGGTCATTTAGAATTAGGTTCTGCTGATATAATTACTACAGGTAAAGTATATTTTGGTAATACGTTTACAAATTTAGCAGGATTACCTAATGCTACAACATATGATGGTATGTTTGCTATTGCAGATGATACCGGAAATATATATTATTCACATAATACTGCATGGGAAGAAATAGCAAAGGGCGTAGGAGCCCTTGAATTAACCGACTTAGGTATAGTTGATGGTGTATCTGGTCAATTTTTAATGACAGATGGGTCTGCAGGTTTTGCATTTACTAATATCAGAGAAGGTTCTGTATATTATACAAATGGAAATTTTGGTACTGTTGGAGATAGTAAAAGCGGAAAATATATTTATAGGGGGTTAACAACAGATGATGTTCAAACAGAAATTTTTATAGGTGGTGTTGTTGATTCAAGATTAGACTTTCAAAATAATTCAATTAATACAGTAGACATATTGGTTACAGGTGCAAAAACAGCAACTTTAGGAGGCGCATCTTTTAAATTTGAAGCATGTTTTAAAAATACAGCAGGAGCATTAACTCTAATAGGAACAGTTAATAAAACAAGAATAGGTTTTACTGATAATACATATGATGTGGTATTAGATGCTGATATTGATGATACTAATACAATGAGGCTTAGATGTACAGGAGCTATAAATCATATTATCCGTTGGATGGCAGTAGTTAATACAGTTGAGGTATCTCAATGAAATATATTATAAATTTATATAATACTATCACTGATGCTCAAGCCGTTGCTGATCGTCTAGGTATAACAGGAACTGTTTTATTAAATCTTAAAACTATACATGTTGAAGATCCTACACAAGAACAAGTTGATGCTTGGGTAGCAGATGCTGATGTAAAAGCAATTATGCCAGATCAAGGAACTGTTTGTACAGATATAGGTATTTTTGATACAGCTCAAGCACAAAGTCAACCAACATATGAAGAAACATTTGGGCAAGGTATAAACGGAGAATCTACTCAAAATACTTTAGCATTTAATGATGGACAAGATGATTGGTATTATTGGCATTTACCGGCATCATCACAACGACCTAGAACAGATTCGAATTATAGTTCTACATATACCTATGCAAATGATGGTACTAATGTTGATCTTTATATTTTAGATTCGGGTGTTGCAGGAGCATATTTACAATCAAATGGGGGAGCCGCCGCAAACGCAAAAGGTTCTCCTGATGTAATTGGTATAATGCATCCTGAATTTGAAGATCCTCAAGCCTCTAATGGCTCAACTGCTAATGCAAATCAAGGTGATCAATATCGTGTAATGCATTTAGGGGTACAATCTGTAAATATTGGAGGCTGGCAAAATGAAGATACCATGGGACATGGTACATATTGTGCTATGTTTGCGGCAGGATTATTAGCAGGAATGGCCAAAAAATCGTATATATGGTCAGCAAAAGTAATGGATCGCTCGGGTGTTGGGGCTAATTCAGGTTGGTTATCAGACCTAGAACTGGGGATGGATGCGGTTATTAATCATGTTCAAACCAAAGGCAACGGACGAGGGAGTATTGCAAACATATCTATAGGAGTAGGATTTTATAGATCCCCATGTCAAATTAATATAAATGAGCCTGTAGGAGATACTTTAGCCGAACTGTTAGATGACCATGAAAAAATTATGGGTAGTAATGAAATTTTTATTTGTCGATCTGCAGGTAACGGTATTAGTGATAATGTAAATGATCAAATACCAAACGGGCCTGTTCAAGCATCTTTTGTAACAGGACCAAGAACAGGTGGAATAATACCAACTGATCCGTGGAATATAGAAGGTATCGCCCAAGATAAATTTGGTGTTGGAGCATTAGAATATGTTGAAATGGCAGGACATGCAGGTGATCCTAGAAATGGTAATGGATGGTATAATTTACAATTATCTAATTTTTCTAATTATGGCAATTCGGTGCAAATAAGTGCTCCAGGAAAAAATTTAGTTGTTAAACATTGGAATTCTGATGAATTTCTTTCTAATGGAACATATCTCATAAGTGCATCAGGTACATCATTTTCTTCACCTATTATTGCAGGTGCCGCATGCCTTCGGCAACAAGTTGTACCTCTTGAACCTGTAGGTCTTACAAAAGCATTTTTATTAGGTGCATCAAGTAAAACATATGATTATCAAAATTTAATAGATTACACGTATCCACACGAATTGAGATGGCCTATAGTAAATGCCATAAAATACCTAGATAGTCCAAATGTACAAAAAAATGATAATATACAAACATTAAAAGGTATTAATTTAGTTGCTATTAGAGTAAATCCATATTTATATGGTGTAAAAACACTTAATGATGATTCTGAAGAATTAGAACATGGTCCATCAAATAATGGTAATCAAATGAAAATAGCAAGAAGAGATTTTTTTGTATTTGATGAAACTATTAAAACAGATGCAGGACTTTTGGGCGTTCCGTATCTTCATGGTTATTCTCATAGAGTAGCATATAGGTTTTTTGGTTATTTAGATTTAGCACCCGGCGATCCAAATGGAGGAATTACTCTTGCCGCACCACCTTCTGGTACTCCTGTTCTTGATGCAGTTGATACAAATTCTGCTAATAATGGTACAATACAACTTCAAGTATTATCGTCCGCAGTAAATAATGCCGGAACCTTTTGTAGAGTATGGTTAGTAGCAATTGATTCAAACCCATCTGATTGGCCGTCCGGGCAACCGTTTGATATACCGACAGGTATAACAACAGGTGTGTGGAATGATAAATTTCTTACACAAGGAAATGCATCAGGAGTTTATTTTGGAAAAATAGAGAATATGAATATTGCTACCACTAGTACAGTTACGGATAGTGTGTCTGCATTAAATGGTTGGATAGTATTTAAAGCAACAGTATCTGCTCAAGATAACCACTCATCTGATGGTGATGGATTAAAAGTAGCAAATTTATCTGGTACAAATTCTTTAGGTATAGATATCGGAGCAACTCCCGATATAACATATGATGCAACACAATACGGAAATGGTAACGGCGCATGGGATGATTTACATTGGCGAGATGGTTTATTATCAAACATAGATAGTGATAATATTGGTACTGTGGCTATGCTAGGAGTATATGATCAACAAGCAAATCAAGATATAAGAGATTATCTACCCATAAAGGAAACAAGTCAAAATATATTATTTAATTGGTATGTTGAAAAAGAATTAATGGTCCCGGATTTAGTAAATGGAGGATTTATATCTACTACTACTCAAACGGTTAATGTAAAACAAAATGACGTAATAAATCTTAATTTAGGTATGTGTTGGATAGATACAACCACAAATTCTATTATTGGATATCAACATTTAGAAGTAGAACCTACTACATATACTATTTCGGGTGGTGGTTTACCTAATGGTTTATCTTTAGATAATGCCACAGGCCAATTAACAGGCACAATTATAGCAGATATAGATACAGTTGATCAGTTTACTATTACTGCAAGCGGAGTTAATGCTGTATATATTTTTATAATAGGTGAACTTTTAGAAACTGGTTATTTTTATGATGGAACAGATTTAAAATTACCAGGTAGAGTTTTAGATAATTGGGTTGAAGTTATAACAGATAATTATCAATTAGAAGTCAATAGAAATTATATGATAGATTCGTATGCATTAAATCCTGCACCTATGACTTTTATTTTACCAAGTTCTGCAAAAATGGGAGATACTATTCAACTTATTGATGCAACAAGAGTGCAAACTATAAACAATTGGATAATAAATCCCAATGGATTATCTATTGCAGGCAGTGGTGCAGGAAATTACACAATAAGTTCGGGAGATTCCCTTGAATTTGTGTATTTTGAATCAACTAGAAGTACGTCTTTAAATGCTTGGATAGTTTATAATAGAGGAAAAATATGAAGTTTTTAAAGAAAAAACCCATAGAAACAGCAGAAGTACAACAAGATATTTTTACCGGAAATGGTGCTGAAACAGAATTTACTCTTACATTTACTGTAATAGATGTAAAACAATTATTTGTATCTATTGATGGACTAATGCAAGAACCAATTGCGGCATATGGTATTAATACTGCTGGCACAAAAGTTGTATTTACCGGAGCACCAATTTTAAGTGCAAAAATTTTATGCAAATATATTGAAGCATCACCAATTAATATTACAACTGTAAATCAAAATTCTATAGGAATAGATGAACTCGCTGTAGCAGATGGAACATATGGACAAGCATTAACCACAGATGGATCAGGCGGATTAAGTTTTGCCGCTGTTGATCCCGGAGGATTCGAATATAAAAATGATGCAGATTCTCCATTTACTGCATATGCAGGGCAAGCAGTTCAAATAGATACAACAAATGCATCAGTTACTATGCTATTACCAGCAACACCTAATCAAAATGATGCTATTACTATAGTAGATGGAGGAGGAAATTTTGCAGGTTATCCATTAATAGTTGAACGAAACGGTAGTACAATAATGGATGTAGCAGATGATTTAGTAGTTAATTATGAACGAAACTATTTTGGCTTAGTATATAATGGTTCTACATGGAGGATATTTGCATAATGGCGCTAACAAAATTACCAGCAGGATCTCTTGTTGATGGCTCAATAACAAGTGTAAAAATTGCTAATGCAACCATACTTACGGAAGACATAGGAACAGGAGCAATTACTGCGGATAAAATAACCACAACATTAGATCTTTCTTCGCATACAGTAACATTACCCCTAGACTTAATAGGTCAAGGACAATTAAATATGTCATATGATTCTTCTAATGACATTGATAAATTTTTACAAATATCTTCCACCGGAGCCCTACAATGGGCTACCCCCGTCCCTCCACCTACCACATATAGTGCATTATCGGGTCTTATACCAGCAGGTCATATAGATGCTGGTACTATTACTTCAACAATGATTGGAGATCAAGAAGTTGCAGATAGTAATATAGCAGATGGAACAATATCAGCAGGAAAATTAAATACAACATTAGATTTGTCAACAAAAACGATAACTTACCCTACTGATAGTTCATTAACTAATTTAACAATAACCGGAAATTTACATCTACTAGGTACAACAACAGAAATTGATACTGAAAATTTACTTGTTAAAGATAACATAATAGTAATTAATGATGACGAAAGTGGACCCGGAGTATCTGCAAGTGCCGCAGGTATAGAAATTAATAGAGGTCCTGGAGAAGATAAAGCCACTATTATGTGGGATGAAGCATCTAGTAAATTTGAATTTAAATTGGGTGCCAATACTGTAGATTTAGTTTATAACACACAAGCATATGCTGATGATATTATAGGATATGATCACTTAAAAATAAACAACCCAACTGATCCTGGTCCGGGTATTAATACTTTTTTAGAATCAGACGGTACAGGTAATTTTAATTTAATACAAGTTAATTCTAGTAATTTTCTGTTATCTGGAGATATAACAGGTACCCTTCAAAATAATGTAATTCCTGACGATAGTATAGGAACAGATAAATTAGAAGATTATTCTATTACATCAGTCAAAATAGATACAAGCCTTTCATTTGTAGGTAAAACCATTACGTTAAATGCGTCAGATATTTTAACAGCAATAAATGGTGCAGGATATTTTAATATATCAAATCCTAATTTTAATGTTCCGGATAATTGTATAGATAGTGCGGCAATATTAGATGGTTCTGTAACTGGTTTTAAATTGGCTCCTACTTTAGATATATCAGGAAAAACTATAATTTGGCCCGATCTACTGACTTTTGGTAGTGTAATAGTAGATGATTCCTTTGTTCTTCCAGTTGGAAACACCAATGACAGAGGTATAGCATCCCAAGGCAAAATTAGATACAGTACTGAATTAGCCACATTTGAAGGGTATGATGGCTCTAATTGGGGATCACTTGGCGGAGTTATTGATGTCGACCAAGATACTTATATAACAGCAGAAGCAACTACTGATTCAGATAATTTAGATTTTTGGACTGCTGGTACTAAACAGATGACAATAGACCAAGCCGGTAATGCCACATTTACTGGTGATGTTTCTGTTAGTAATTTAACAATTGATAAAAACATAGTTGAAAAATTAGGAACTGCTACTTCAAGTGGAACAACTGTAACAATTGATTTGGCCACAGGTAATAATTTTATAGTGGATTTAGAAAGCACAACTGGCAATATTACAACATTTACAATAAACAATACAAATTCAACTGCTAATAGTGTAACTACTTTTATTATGAAAGTTATTCAAGGTTCGGTTGATAGAGTGTTTGTATGGAGTGGAATATCTGCTGTTAAATGGCCCGATTCGCTTGGTGATGGTTCGTTAACTGGAATTATTCCACCTGTTATAACCACAGGAAATGACAAAGAAGACATTTATTCTTTTACTAGTTATAATAATGGTTCTACTTGGTATGGTCGAGTAATTGGTATGGATTATAGTTAAGCGGCTATTTTTTGTATATTTGTTGCTATAGTTTTTATTTTATTAATAGCCGATTTATCATAAAGAACTAATTTAGCCCCTGAATGCAATGGCTTCGGCCATGCTCCAATATCTACCCAACAATAACCGCTAGATTCTTTGTTTAATATCGGAACAAATTCATCATAACAAGCAATAACAAATGTTTTATAATTAAAACCATTTTCGGATTCAAATATATGTAAAGGATATATTTTATGCGAAACGGGAAGTTCTCCCATTTCTTCTTCTAATTCTCGTTCTAATGTTTCTAATGGCTGTTCATCGTTTTCTGCTTTACCACCCCAAAATGCCCAAGTACCAGGATGACTGACATTTTTTGATCGCATTTGAAGTAATATTCTACTAGTAGGTAAAGACAAAAAGATAGCGCCTACTCCGCTAATCATAAATATAATCTCCAATAACCAGCCGGATAATTTGCTTCAATTGCACTAATCCATTCTGTACCATTCCATTTCCATTTATTACTATCTTGTGCATTTTGTGTAAATTTCACAGTTCCCCATGTGTGTCCTGCATTTTCACATGCGGATCTAACAGTATGTTCTTTTTCAGGACAACCCATATAGGCGGCACTTGCATCAAAATCTACAGACCACTCATCATTAGTTTCGTCATACGTTATTATATCATACTTATCACCACTTGTTCCGTGAATATCAGAGGTAATAATGTGTGAATTATGGGCTACTCCAACAAATGTATGTCCTAAAAATGTTAAATCATATATGTGTTTGCTTGTAGGCGATGTTTGTTGTGTCCAAGAGGCTCCATTATTTGATGATGTAACAATAACTCCATTGGTTCCTCCAGCAACAAAGATCCCGTTTCCAAAAGTAACTCGATAAAATCCATCTGCTACTCCAGATGTTCTTGGAGTCCAAGTTATTGCATCGGTTGATGTAAGAATAGTATCGTCTACTCCTGTAACAACAAATGTACTATTTCCATATGCTATTCCTCTAAGATGTTCTGATGTTCCAGAAGTACTTTCAATCCAAGTAACTGCATCAGTAGAGGTATAAATTTTACCATTCCAGGCTGTAAAAACATATAAATTATTTGCATAGATAACATCAAATATTGTTACAGCAAGACCTGATGTTTGTTCTATCCAAGTAATTCCATCTGGTGAAGTAATAAGAGCTCCTCCGTCACCTACTATAACATATTGACCACCACCATATGTAACATTTCTAAAACCGTTTGTTACACCTACAGGAGGTGTTCTAGGAGTCCAAGTAATTGCATCAGGAGAGGTAAGAATTGTAGCATTAGATCCTACTGCAACAAATTGATCATTTGCATAGGTAACACCTTGAAAATGTTCGGTTGAGCCAGACGTTTGTTCGGTCCACGAAATTCCATGTCCAGTCGAACTTTGAAATTTTCCGCTAAATCCAACCGACACAAATTGACTACCATCATTAGTAACACCCATTGTATGAGTTGATACAGGGGAGTTTCGTTTAACCCATTCTTCACCTATACTTCCGGTTCCTCCGCCTCCTGGCCAATAAGGTCCGGAAGGAACTTCATATAAAATTAAATATCGTTGAGCTTCAGCCGCCGCAGGTAATGTTCCGTCGCCTGGATAAGCAACAGAAGGATCTATAATAGCATCTACAGTAGCAGTTTCTGCCGAATTTGAAGGTAATGTATCTGTGTCTATTGTTGCGGTAAGTTGTTGTTCTGCTGGATTAGACAAAGTTCCGTATACTTGAAAATTTGCTTCGCTTTCTGTTAAAGCATCCATTAATTTAATTTGGCTAATTCCTGTTCTTAATTCACCGCCACGTTGTTTAAATAAATCTTCCCAAGTATCGGTTGCAGGAGTTCCGGTTTTATCTAATAATGTTAATATGTCACCAGTAAAATTTACAGCCTTATCGCCAAATGTTGTTACCATATAACTAGTAGGTGCATCTGTTATTGTTCCATCACTTCTAAATTGAGCCATTTCTGCTGATGATTTTGCAGTAACCATAGAAGAAATAATTTGATGTATAAGTTTTTGTTTTGTTACTCTTGCAGGTACTGTTATATGTATAGGCATTTTAAATGTTAATGTTGCAATATCTATAGTATCTTCTACACCAGTTGGTATTGATCTATTTGTCCATTGAACAGCGGTTAATTCTACAATAGATAATCTTGTCCAATCAAACGGATTATCTGTAGCATTAATATCAACAGCAGGATTATATAAACTTAAAATTTGTTCTAATAATTGAAACTTTTGATCACTATTGCTTGTCCATATATCTACTTGCATTGTTAAATTATAAGGAACAGGCATATGTCGTTCAATTTGATATGTGTCGCCTAATTCATCATCATATTTGTTCGTTTCATAATTAAATTTCTTTTCAAATACTTGTACTTTATCAACTTCCATAGGTGCTCGTCTAGATTCAGGACTTGTTTCTAATGATTGAATCCAACAACTTATAAATGGAGCAGAATTTATTACATTTTCTGAATTTTGTTTTAGAATATGCATTGCCATACGGGTAGCATCACCGTATCTAACAGGCACAGTTCTGTATGTTTCTGTTTCTCTATCTATCTCAATTTGAAAATTTGCAAATAATCGCATAAATTGTTGCAAATATCTGCGTGTTTGTTTATCGTAAAAAAAATCCATTATACATCACTTTTAGGTTTTATTACACTAGACAATCCTTGTTTAGATTTAATATCTTCGCCAGGCATAGATAAAGTATCGGGATTGTTTGTAAATCTTCTTTGTGAAAATGTTCTTGATTCCCAAGTATCATCATTGGGATTAAAATCTGCTGTATATGTCCATAACGTTCCTACCCGTTTATATAATCTATTGGGGGTAAAATCAGTACGTACAAAGAAATCACCTTCAGTCGGATTTGCTGGAAATTGTGTTCCGTGTGCAGGTGATATTGAATCGTAATTAAATAAATGACTAGTATCTAGGTATCCTTTATTTTCTTGTTCTGCGGCTTCTATAATAACATCAGATATTTCAATTTCTGACGAATATGTACTAAGTACATCTGTGTCAGTTTCCATAATATCTTGAAATTCTTGTGTGTCGTTCATAGGACCTACTTTAACACGCCATATATGAGGCCACCAAGATTGTGAAAATCCTTCTGATGCTCTGTTAGCATCTTCAACCACATAAAATTTATTAATACCATTTAAATTTTCATTTAATAATGTGTCGTCTCGTAGATGTGGTAATTCTAATACATCACCTGACATTAATTTTCTGCCAAGTTTGGCTATCATATCATTAATGTGAAATGATACAAATAAATTATCTGCTGTTAAAAAGAATCCAAATTGAGAAAGATCAAAATCGTTATCACTTACATTATATAAACCACGCAATTCATAAATATCAGGATCATATTTTCTATCCCTATTTTCCATTAATAACATGTCTTGTATTGTTATTTCAGAAGCACCATCTTGTGCATGATAATTAGGTTGGGTTGGATCATTTTGTTCGCCTACTTGTTCTGGTCCTAGATACTTATGAACTAAAAAGGCAGTTCCGCCCACTTCAAATTGTTCTCTAATATTTGAATCGAAAAAGTTATAATCGTTGGACTTTTCTTGTCGCCAAAGGCTAAGTCGGGGCATATATCATTCCTTATTCTTAATATTTATCGAAATATCATACCCCGATTGGATTAAACAATAGTATCTATAATAATTTTTGTAATATCATATGGATTAGCATTAGATGCAGGTCGTCTATCTTCCAAATAACCGGTTGTATAATTAGACGCAACTGTCTCGGGGGGTATTCTTACACTTGCACCTCTATTACCCTCCCCATAAGTAAACTCATCTATAGATGCTGTCTCGTGTTTACCAGTCATTCGTTGGTCGTTATCTTTACCATAAACAGCAATATGTTCGTCATGTTTTTCTTCTAATTTATCAAGTATGCTATCATATATTCCCTTATTTGCATTATTCCTCATAGAATCTATTGAGAAGTTTGTATGCATACCAGATCCATTCCAATCACCTTTAATAGGTTTAGGTTCTATATTAATATCATATCCATGCTCTTCTGCAACTCTCTCTAAAATATATCGTGACATCCAAAGATCATCGCCGGCATTCTTTGCACCTTTACTAAACACTTGATATTCCCATTGGCCAAGAGCAACCTCAGCATTTGTACCAGTAATATCAATCTCTGCATCAATACATTTAGTCATATGATCAGATACTACTTCTCTTCCTGCAACTTTACTTGCACCTATACCACAGTAATATGGTCCTTGAGCTCCGGGCTCTCCATCTGCCCAACCTAGTGGTTTATGACTATCCATTATAAAGTATTCTTGTTCAAAACCAAACCAATAATCATTAGAGTCTTCAAATGTTATAGCTTCTCTCTTTTCAGTTGAACACATAACAAGCCAACCATTGAAATGGAATGGATTATGATAGATTTTGACAGGGGTTAATTTGCAATCTGAATCTTCGCCGGGTGCTTGGCCAGTTGACGAACCGTCATAACCCCAGGATGGAACTTTTTCTAACGTATTAATATCACCTTCTGCGACTTTTGTTTTACTCCGTAATCGCTCGTTCGCATCGAGCCATACGTATTCTAATACTGTCTTCATATTGTTTTCCTTATGCTGAAAATATAAGCAACGTCTGTAAAATTTTCCATATATCTCCTCTATAAAATGCTTAATTTTATGACATTCTCCTCAAAGTATATTTATTAATTTTATAAGTATTTTACTATCAAACAGAAAACGTGTTTATTTAAAAGGCATGTGTATAAAATAAGTACAATATAACGGGAGAATGATTTGAATAAAATTTATGAAGAATATGTAAACTTTATGAATGATGCAAAAAGTGTTTATATTTCTTCTGTTAATGATGACGCAGATCCAGAAATAAGTTATTCACCTTGCATAGTAGATGATGATAAGCACATTTATATTCTAGTAAGTACTCTTTCAAAACGTACTAAAAGTTTACTTGCACAACGCAATGTTTCATTAATGTTTATTGAACCAGAAGAACAATGTGAACAAATATATGTTAGAACTCGTTTAATTTTCCTTTGTAACACATTAAGAATAGATCGAGAAATGGGGTTTAGTCATTTACTTTGGGATGAAAAAGTAGCACAATTTACTGCAAAGTTTGGAGACATAATAAGTATATTAGTATCTTTAGATGATTTTAAAATGTTTCGTTTTATACCTATTCATGGAACATTTGTTAAAGGATTTGGCAAAGCATATACAATAGAAGGTCAATTATTAGATAATATATCTCATATAAGTTTTTCAACAGGAGAAAAAATGTGAAATGGGTAATACTTGTTTATATGGCAATGTTTACACAAGGACCAGAGGTGATGAAGTACACCGTGCTTG